CACTATCTCCTAAGATTCTATCTCTTAACTCATTATAAGGTGATATAATTAGGTCATCTTCTGTTATATCATTTCCTAACATTAATTGTTCATCATTTATTTTAAATATTATATCTAATTTCAACCTTTTTAAGTATTCCGCATTTCTTATATTATACTGTATGTTATTTGCAATCTTATCCTGTTGTTCTTGAAATGATATCTCCTGTTTTATATCAAAATTATCCCTTATCTTTTCAATTAAACTCTTATTTATATCAAATCGCGCATCTTTTACATTCTTACAATCATCTTCTACTGTTACACAATTTGGTTTGATATTACAAAACATTTTTCCATCTTTAATATCTAAATATGCTTCTGAACTCAATTCATCATCTTTTTCCCAAACTTTATCTACGCGTTTCCAATATGTTCTATCTATTGATCCTGACCCTGAATTACTACCTATATCTCCATCTACCACTTCTAGTAAAGCATAAACATCTTCTTCTACTTCCCTTTTACCGTTTATAATTGCTCTTGCTTCTATTACTGCCTGTTCTACATCTAATCCTACATTTTCTTTTATAATTTCTGTCATATGCTCTAAGAATTCCCCTTCTTCCATTATTGATTGTTCAGAGCGATGCTCATCTAATGTTGAATAACGCGTCGGATCTAAATCTATATCATAATAAATCGTTTTATTGTTATCGTTATTTAAATTTATTAAAGATTTATATATCTTAGCTATCACAAATTCTTTACAGGTATCATCTTCACCATCACCATTACCATTACCATTATTTTTACCTCTATTTAATTTTTCTTCGTTTAATTTAAATAAATTATCTATCTTATCTTTATCCAAATCATCTATATCTATATTATTATGGATCAATGATATATTTGTTTGTAAAATAGAACTATTATAGATATTGCCACCATCAATAGATAATATACGTTTTAATAATTCTGATGATGAACTGTTCTCAGTATTTAAAACATATGATGTTATTGTTTGTTTTAATAAATCACTGGATAATATTTCCTGTGATAATATTAATCCAGAATTATTTATTTTATAGTTACCCGGATACTTATGGTTTAATATTTTTTTATATTTCTCTTCCTTATTTCTTAATAATTTTCTTGTTTCTGTTATTTTATAATAAATAAATCGTCGTATTTCATCATATTGTTTAAAAGATATGTCTTCTTTATATATCATAAAGGGCTCTAAATAATCTATCACCTGTACCATTGATAATTTACCATGTAAATCATTTTTAATCAAATTAAATAAGGTTCTTGTTTTCGGTATCATATTATCTAAAAAGGTTTCATATTGCTCTTTTGATACACCACTACCATTTTGTGAACTTCTATCGTATATATAATGGTGGAAATTCTTTGATAAATAAGTATCTGGGTTATGCTCTAATAATCCTTCTTTGTTTACATTAATTTCTATGTTTTTAATATTAATACCTTGTTTTAATAATTTAAAGTAATATAAATATTCTAACCCCAAATTAGATTTCATTAAAATATTTGTAACCGGGAGAGTTATTCTGGAATAATTCATTACTGATTCGGGTAATGTTAAAAACGACGATACTACTACTTCATCGTTATCTGTTATCTTTTCAAATCTTGATTTCTTTTCGCCTTTTTCTCGCTTATATTTTTTTTGACCTAAATTATACTTTTGTATTATAAATGATTGTTTATCTATAGTATTATTTTCCTTTGGTTTCCCTATACCACAATCCTTATTGTTTACGGTTGAAGACATAAAATAATCACCACCATTTGGTTCTTCAGCAATGTTTGCTAACACACAATGTATATCATCATTTACTTGTTCTTTGTTTAATCTTTTAATATTCTCTTGTTCTCTTTCTGAAATATTAACATAACTAGATAATTTATCTAACACGTTTTTCATACCTTCTTTATATTTTGAACCTTCTTCACCATTTCCTACTATTGTATTATTATTATACTCGTCTAATGCATTTTCCAAATCTAATAACTCTTGTGTTAAATTTAATCCTCTTATGTCCGTTCCTAAATCCCGTTCATCATCTATATCACCTGTGGCTATATCTTCTGTGCCTATATCATCTGGACCTATATCATATAAATTTCTTTTACTATTCACAACCGGTAACAACCAATATAAGTTTCTATCAATATTCTTTATGTTATCAATTAATGGTTTATATAACGCGCCTTTCTTCTTTGGTTTATTAGCATAACCTCTCTCATTAAATTCAGAATACTCTCTATGTAATTGTTTATATTTTTCTATAATAAGGTTTATTTCATTTAGTTTTTTAGTGGTTCTTTCAGAATTAGGTAATGTAGATAATAAATCATCCAATAAATCTGCTAATTGTACTGATATATTATATCTCTTCTTATCTTCATCTACTTCTACTATTTGTTCTATTGAACCTAAATCATCTCCTATTATTATATCTTCTCCTTCCTTTAATATTTCACCCATCTTGCCTTTCATATCTATAACCGGTTCGCTATAATATTCCAATAATCTATCTCCATCAGTATCTTCTTGTAATATATCTTCATCTTCGTCTTTATCTTCATCTCCATATTGTGCATTACCCTCTCGTTTTATTTTGTTACTGTTGTTATTGTTGTTATTGTTATCTTCATCTAACGGTTTACCTCTTAATTCTATTTTTTTAATAGGTATATCTTTTGGTATTCCTTTGTATTCAAAATCTATATATATCAATTCGTCATTCGGTATTGTTTTTACTTCTATCATATCTTCTTCTAAATTGGTTATCTCACCTGTTATAATAGTTGGAAGTTCCCCTCCAAAAATAATATTAATATAACTACCTACTATTAACCCATTCTGTTTTGCGTATCCTTTCTCTTTACTCTTATTTAATATAGTTATCTCTTGAATACGTTTATCTGATAATTCACCTGTTTCTTCAATATTTACTGATAACTCTGAATAATCACCTGTATTAATTAATTTTATTAAATCATTGTCGAGATAATCTATTATATAGATTTCATTATTTATATATTCTTCTCCTTTAATTCTAATTATATCTCCCAGTTCTAATTGTAATTCTTTCATATTTGTATTATTATTTGTATTATTTGTATTATTTGTATTATTTAAAGACATTACTTATATAATACTAGAATTATTTTTAATTTACAAAAACATATAAATAGATATATAATATATCTAATTATATCTGTAATCTATATTTAATGACTGCTAATTACTTTATAAGCAAAGAATATTTTGATCCAAATGATTTATATAATATAGAAAATACAACTAAATATAAAAAAGATTTAATTATTAATAAATTAGATAGTCAATTTTATATTGTAAAATATAATAAGCTATATAAAAAACAACTAAATTCTACAGCAAAATTATTTCGTTCTGTTGTGTTTAAACACGATAAATGCGTATGTTTCAGTCCTCCAAAATCTCTTTCTATTGATAACTTCAGAAAAAATCATAAAATACGTGACGTCAAAATAGAAGAATTTATTGATGGAACCATGATCAACTTATTTTATGACGAAACTTATAATTGGCAAATATGTACTAAATCTACTATAGGCGCTAACTCTAATTTCAATTTAGATTCTAATTATACTTATCGTGAAATGTTTATCGAGGCCATGAAGAAAGTTAATCTTAATCTTGATTATCTTGATGTTCGCTTTTGTTATAGTTTTATAATGCAACATCCTAACAATCGCAATGTGTCAGTATGTATATCACCTCTATTATATCTTGTTGCTGCATATGAAATTATTAATAGCAATAAAGGTATTTTAATAGAAGAATTAGATATTCATAATTATTATAAAAATAATGAAGATAAAAATAACTTATTAAACAATCATATTCATAATCGTATACATAATCATATACATAGTCATGCTCATAATCAAGATGACATCAATCAATATTATTTCTTGAATAACAATACATTTTTTAACAAATATCAACTAATCAATCAAAGTGTATTATATAGTGATTACAACTATAAAGATAGATATATAGATGAACTACTATTATCTACTAATAATCAACTTAGAATACCTATTATTTATGACAAAAAATATTATAATGAATATGATAATTATAGAAAAATTATTAGAAAATATTCTGCAACTAATAAATCGCCGCCTTTTTATTCGCATATGGGAATAGTTTTAAAATGCGGAAATGATAGAACTAAAATTAGAAACCCTCTTTATGACGAAGTTAAATATATGAAGGGTAATGATAGACATATTAAAAATACATATTTACGATTAAGAAAACAGCATCAAATTAAAAAATATCTTAGATATTTTCCTGAACACATCGAGATATTTTCTGAGTTAAACAATAAGATTAAAGAAATTACAAATCAATTATACGCAATTTATTTAGATTGCTTTGTTAAAAAAAATATTAAATTAAAAAATCAAGAAAACCAATTTAAAAATCATATATATAATTTGCACAAACTATATATAGAAAAATTAAGACCAGAATATAAAAAAATAGACTTGTTCGCAGTTATTAATTATGTTAATAATCTGGAATTATACAAATTACGAAATCTAATGGATTATCAAAATTGACTATCAATATAATCAAATGTTTCAATCATATCTTTACATACCTCCGATAAATATCCATTAATTACTTCTGATGTTTTTCCTTCAGTGAAACTTACTTTTAATATTCCATCATCATCATGTGGATGTTTTTTAAAGAAACTTACGTATGATATTACTTCATTACCTTGCACAACATCTTCATAATACTTGTTATACAACCCATATTCCAATATTTTTCCTATTGTATAATCCTTATTTTTTAGTATTATATGATGACTATTATCCATAGTATTATCTGACTTTGTTATTGTGATATTTTCTCCTGCACCTATTTTCTCTAATTGATATTTAATTATTTGACACGCTTTCTTAATCAACTTATTGTTCTTATATATACCTAGTGTTTGTATGATAAAATCAAAGGTATCTTTTACATAATATCGTTTTCCTTCAAGCAACATCCAATTTTTTTTTAAACGCTCTAATTCAATAGAATCTACATTAGAATTTTCTTGTTGTTTTTCTCTTTTAATATCTTCCCAAGCAGAATTTGCCGCTTCTTCATCAAAATGATTGCTATATGTGCAGGTTGATACTACATTATACATACCTTGTTCTTTAGCATCACCAATACTTATTTTGGCGTTTATTTTTATTTCTTCTCCAGAAATTGCTTCCCCTAATCTAGGTCTTAATCTGAGAAAATCAATATAATGTTCTGTTTTATCAGGTGTTATAAACGGTGGAAATATTTTTTTAACCTGTTCCTGTTCTAAATATTTTTCTGTTTGTGTATCTCTTATTTTAAAATCTTCTGTAGTTACAAATATTATGTCTGTCTCCTCATTCTTTTTATGAATTTCCACCTCTAAATTATCATATGGTATTGTTAAATCATCTATATGAATAGGCACACAACTTAATCGTTGCTTAATTATCTCATTATTAAATCTTGTTGTATTTACTAGAATATCTGCTTGGTTCTCTTCATGAGGTGTTGTTTTAAAAACGAATACCGGAATATCTGCCAATATAGTACGCCTTAATCCATTCACTAATGATACATTTATATCGCTTATATGAAACCTTAATATATTATTATCTTCACGTTTCTCTGTTATAACTGGTTCTTTCATATTATATCTAATATATATTATATAATTATATTACTAATTCTATAATATTTATTTAATTCAATTTAATTATTCAATTTAATTATTTATTATATTTTTCAGTTTAAAAAATATAGTTATTACAATATTATAGATAAAGAACTTTCTGATGAGCACCATTTTATATTATAGCAATCATTGTAATAATTGTAAAAGTTTAATTGGTATGTTAGCTAAAACTAAACTTAAAGATGATATTAACTTTTTATGTATTGATAAAAGGGTTAAAGGTAATAACAATGCTACCTATATTGTTTTAGAAAATCAACAGCAAGTGTTATTACCACCACACGTAACAAAGGTTCCGGCGCTATTATTATTAAACAGGGGCAATCAAGTTATATTTGGAGAACAAATATATCAACATTTTAGACCTTTAGAAGAAAATATAAATAAAAAAGCCACTTTTAATAATGGTGAACCTATGGCATATTCATTAGGAGAAATGAACAGTACTTGTGATGCATATAGTTATTTAGACCAAAGTCCCGATGAAATGACCGCAAAAGGTGAGGGAGGTCTGCGGCAAATGCATAATTACGTAGCATTAGACCAAAGTGACCAAATTGAAACACCACCCGACACATATAGTCCTGATAAAGTTGGAGAGGTTAGTATGGATCAACTAAGACAACAACGTGAACAAGATGTTAATACAGGTGCTAGAAAAATTGTATATTAATATGTTTAACTGATATTTAAAACAAATATTTAAGTAAAATATTTAAAACAAAATTTTTATATCATATATATGGCTTCTAATGCTCAAATATTGAAAACATTTGGAAAACAGGTTGAGGAATTTATGGAAGATATGTTAGTAATATTTCCAAATGATAATGTCATATTAAGAGGTAAAATGTATTTTGAAATGATGAAGAAAGCTAATCCAAGGTTTATTATTCGTGTATGGAAAAATAGAATTGCTGCAAAATACGGTGAACATATTGCTAACGATAATTTTGATATATTTGTAACTATGGATTTATCTGAAGACATAATAGATAATCCTGCTGATAACAAAGAAGAGGTTGTTACACATCTTCAAAATATGTTAAACTCTATTATTAAGATGGATGAACATAATAAAAATAAAGCATTTAAATATATACAAAATATTACAAAATTAAGCGAAATGTATCAATTAACTAATTAATAAAGTTTATATTTAAAAGAAATATTAATTATATTAATATAATCAATATAATTAATTATGTCGGATAACGATGAAAAAAAGTTAGATATCAGCAATGATGCTGACACTCTTAACAGCAAACCTGATGGCAAAACTAAAGAAAAAAAACAGAGAACAAAAAAAGATAAGGCAAACAAAACTAAATCTAAACCTGCACCCGCTGAACCTGCACCCGCTGAACCTGCACCCGCTGAACCTGCACC